AAAAAGACCAATACAAACTTACAAATTATGCTGGAGGTAATTCTTATGTAATAGGGGTGTCCAGGACAGAGGTTGAGGATAAGTGTGAACAAGTAGGTCAAGTTTTTGATTTTTGGGAATAAAAGGAAGGTGAAAAAGATGAAAGGCTTTGTGGTTGGTTTAAAGTTGTTTTTAGCTTTTAGCTTCAGTTTGTACTTAGTTAGTGCAACTGCCAGACCAATTGCCAGATGGATTGATAGTATTTTGCCCAAGAATATGGTTTCAATGCCCTATGGAATAAAGAGTGTCAGATACTTTTATTTGGTCATTTTGTTCATAGTTTATATAGGACTTTGCTGCTTAGTTCTATTTGGCTTAATATAATAAGGGGTGTTAAAATATGTTAATAGGTTGGTTAGTTGGAATAGTTGTCATCATGGCTGTAAATTATAACTTGGCAAAAAGTTTTGATAGGAATGTAACTTTGTGGGTTTTATTAGCACTTTTGTTTGGTATTTTTAGTACAATTCCACTGGCACTTTTAGGTGAAAAGGAAGGTGGTGAAAGTGATGGCTAATTGGAACTTTGAACACAATATATATTATAGCAAGGTTGCTATCAGGTTGATAGAATGGGCTGAAAAAGTTAAAAAGTTTGACAGAGCAAAGGCTGTTAATTTGTTAAGGAAGGCAGAAAAGTATGAAAGGGTGAAAAGGGAAAGCTGTATTGGGAAACTTAAAAAGGAAGGTGCTATGTTTGGATACAGTGGTGATTCAATAATGAAGCTAACATTTTCAATGGCTGAAACAGAGTATTACTTGGCTGGGGGTGGTTAGGATTTACTTTTTAAAGCTGGTTGGGGTTTATGTTGCTGGTTGGTTTGTATATTTAGCTTTGCTTTGGTTTTATTATAGACTAGAAAAAAGATTATTGGGTGGACACAAAAACAACAGGAACTACTTCAAGGAAAATGCCAATATGTGCCATTATTCTTGGGCTGCAGTCATTGTAGTTTTGGCTGGGATAATTAAGATATTTTTGCAAAAACTTATCAACTATATGGCAGAAAGGGTGTGAAATATGTTTGATGATTTAAATGTAGGTGATGGAATAGTTATAACCACCAAAAATGAAAGTTATAGCAGCAATGTGGAAAGGATAGAAAGAACAAACATAATGGATGAAGATAAAAACAAGCCAGGTAAAATTTTAAAGATAACAATGGTTGGTGGTTCAACAATAAAATTACTTGAAAATGTCAGTTTGGGTGATGGCTAATGGGATATATACTTTTATTTATACTGTTTGTAATAGCTGAAGAAATTTTTTATAACAAACCAAAATCAAATACTAAAGTTGTAACCTTGCCTGACCCTGATTTTCCACCACCAAAGCAGCCAACTAAAAAGGGTGGTGATTAGATGGAACTTATCATAAAAAACAGAGATGATGATGGCTTTAAATATAAAAAAGGCAAGATTATAATTGAAGGTGAAACAATTTTAGATGTGACAATACTTGAGGATAGCTTGTATGATGTAGAACAATTAAAATTAGAATATGAAAAAATAAAAAATGATGAGGACTTGCAAGAGGATATTGTTGAAAGTGATTTTTATTATGTAAGCTGCTACTATTGTGAAAAAAGGAAGGTTTGCCCTACTGGGGCTTGGATATGTGAGGAATTTGAATATGAAAGAAGGCAACCTATTGACCCACCTATTCAAGATACTTGTGGTGGAGAAAATGGTTGGGATTTAAGACCAAGGTAATTTTAAGTGGGTAGTGAGAGCTGCCCACTCTTTTTTATTGCTAATTAAATACTCTTAGAGCAGATTAGCTTTATGATGCTTTGATATGCTATGGTATAGTGTGGTATAAGTGAAAATGCTAAGGGTTGGGAAAGATAAAAGTGGAAAATTTCAGCTTGGATAAATATCATCCATGGATGAAATCTATCCATGAAAAATGGCCAAAAAATGGGGTTTTTTAGGGGTGATGGATGAAATTCATCCAAGTTTTTGCGTTATTAATAAAAGTAATAACCCATGAGCCCACAAAGACCATCCAAAAATGCCCTCTGCGTGGGGTCAAAACTTAAGGGGGGTGTGTCCCCTAGAATTTAAAATTTACCCTGGACACCCCCATCTCAGTTTCAGGTCGGGAGGGGCATGATTTGAGTGCCGATTAGAGTGGATTAGCTTGGAAATGCTACCCTATTTGATTTTGATGGGTAAAATTGGCCAAAAAATTGGCAAATATATGGATGAAATTCATCCATGAAAATCAAAAAATTGGCAAAAAATGGCAAAAAACATGGATAAAACTCATACTTGGATAAATTTCATCCAAGTTAAGGTAAAAATAAAAATAATAAAAAATAAAATAATTTACAAAAAACCCTTAAAAAAGTTGACTAAATATAGTATAATTATTATGAAGATGTTTTAAGGTAAGGGAAGGTAAAATTTGGAAAGTGACTTTTGGAATTCAAGAGAATTGTGACTTGATTTTTTGATAGATGGTTGAGAGTGGAATGTTGGTTTGATAGGTATTTTATGGTGAATTATGGTAGAAAATGGAATGCCAATGTGTGCTAGCAATGGATTTTTGACTTATAGGGGTGAACAATATGGCTACTGATGCAGAAATTAAAGAAAGACGCAGACGCACAGCAGCCCTGATATTCCAGGGTTTACCAAAGACTGATGTATTTGAAAAGGTAGCAGAAAAGTATGATTGCTCACCTGTGACTGTAAAGAATGATTGGTTTAATAGAAAGAAATGGATGAGAGAAGTTTGGGACTTAGAGGATGAACAAGCAATAATTAATGATATTATAGCAGAAACCAAATGGATAAAAGAAAGATACTACCAAATATATGAAAATACTGAACATGGAAACAACAAACTTGGGGCTTTGAAAGGTATTAGGCAGTGCAATAAAGACTTGATTGAAATACTACAAGATATGGGAATTTTAACTAAAGAGCCCAATAAGGTTGAGCTGACAGGGAAAGATGGTGGCCCACTGGAAATTACTGCTGTTGCCCAAATGGCAGATGAGTGGGAGGATGTTGAAGAGATAGAAGCCACTGAATAACTGCAATGACAGTGAAAGGGTGGCTTTTAGTTATGTCTGAATTTTTTCGTAAAATCTTTATTTTACGAAATTATTGAAAAAAGTAAAATCATTATGACCACTGTTATTATAGTATTCATTGGCATTTTGGCCAAAATCACAAACTAATGTTTTGAGAAAAAGGCTTTTGAAACCAAATTTAATGTTCTCAGGGAAAATAACCTCTGAAATATGTGTTAAAATCTGTGTGAACACTGTTATAATAGGGTTTTGGTTTTTAAAAGGCTGTGTTACCTGGCAATTTTCTAGTACTGCACACAAATATTTTATCAATCTGGTAGGAAGCCAAGGTCTGAAAATAACAATTAAGTGTTATTAGAGTTGATTAGCTCACATATCCTCAGAGCAAACTTGCTTAGACTTCTAAAAACTACACCATTTAATAAAATACTGTTGTGAGCCCACTTATCATAGGGTTGACAAGAGTGTTTTGGAATAGGTACAAAAACATAGGTTTTTGCCCAGAGGATTTAAACCCTGATGGTGTGATAGTGAAAAAGGTTAGATTTCAGTTGTGATTATAAACAATTAAAATCAATTAGAATAGATTAGTTCAGAGTGGACATGTTTATGCTTGTAAATACTTGGAAATGCTATTTTGTGAAGGCAATTATTGTCATGATGACACTTATCACAGGGGTGACAGGGTGGAACTGGCCCTGGTTGTCTAAAAACCAAGTATTGTGTGCAGCAGTGGCAAGGAAAGTTTTCCAGGTAGAATAGGGCATCACCAAATCCATTAACCAACTAATGGCACATTATTTTGACAAATCAACCAAATTTAGGGTGATATAATGTCAGGAATTACAAGGGCTGAACTTAAAAAGATTATAAAAACATCAAGAAAACATCCTGTATTTTTTACCAATAAGATTTTAGGTGATGAACTTTGGGAAATGCAAAGGAAAGTTCTCAAAGCAGCCCAAAATTATGATGTCTCAGTAGCTTCTTGCCATGGTGCTGGCAAATCTTATTTGGCAAGTAGAATAGTGTTGCATGCAATGGCAGTACTTCCTGGAACTCAAGTCATTACAACAGCACCAACTAACAGACAGGTCAAGAAAGTTCTCTGGAAGGAAATCAGGCTTGGACATAAAAAAGCTAAAATACCACTGGGTGGAAAACCTTTGACCCAAGAGTTGCAAGTGGCTGATGATTGGTTTGCAATAGGATTTGCAACAGATGATACAGACCAATTTCAAGGATTTCATGGAAAGAGAATATTGGTGATAGCAGATGAAGCAGCAGGTGTCTCTGAAGCCATATTTGATGGTATTGATGGTGTTACTTCTGGTGCTAATAGTAGAAAGCTATACATTGGCAATCCAACCAGCAGAACAGGCAGATTTTACCAGAGCCACCAAAATGATAACTTCAAGAGGTTTAATATATCAGCTTTTGATACACCAAACTTTATTGAACTTGGGATAACCTATGATGATATTGCCAATGGTAACTGGAGGCAAAAGGTTTTAGACTATTTTGATACAGATGCACCCAAGTTGACTAAGGAAGTTTGGAATGAAGTTGGACAAAGACTTCCATATCCACAGTTAGTAACACCATGGTGGGTTGCAGATAGATATAAAACTTGGGGGCCAGATAGTGCTTTATTTCAAGCTAAGGTTTTAGGTAAATTTCCAGAGGATGAGGAATTCACTGTCATTCCAGTTTATATTTGGAATGCAGCTTCTGCCACTGAGGACTGGCCCCAGGTGGATAATATTGATGATGTAAGTATAGGTGTTGATGTAGCAAGGTTTGGTGATGACACTTCTGTTATAGCCATAACCATAAAAGATAAACTTGTTGAAATAAAGAGCTTAAGAAAGATGGACACCACCCAAGTAACAGATTGGATTGACAACATAGTTAGGAATAATTTCAAAAAGATAGATAATTGGAAGGGTATTCCAATGAATATTGATGCAATAGGTGTAGGAAGTGGTGTGGCTGACCAACTAAGGAACAATAAAAACTACACCAATGTCAGAGATTTTAAGGTGTCTGAAGCAGCCAAGAAGTCAGACAAATTTATCAATAAGAGGGCTGAGATGTACTGGAATACTAGAGAAGGCTTGAATGATGGTAGGTATAAGATTGGCTTTCATGATGAAGAGCTAGAAAATGAAATTACTTCTATAAGGTATGAATTTAAGAATGGTAAAATGAAGGTTGAAGCCAAAGAGAAAATAAGGAAAAGAACTGGAAAAAGCCCAGATAAGAGTGATGCAGTGTGCATGGCTTATTACAAATTTGGTACTGATAGTTCAGGATTTTTAAATGCTTGGCAAAGGAAGTAGGTGAAAGTTGATGCCAAATTATAAAGAAAGCAACAATGGAATTTACATACCTGACTCAGTAAAAAGGAAAGACTTTATGACTACAGAAAAGTCAGGTTCATCTAAAGGCAAAGCAGGTAGTGACCCACTAAAGAGTCAATACCAATATAATGAAATATTGAAGCAAAGGGAAATTGATAACATCTACAGGAATAAGAGAATTGCCCAAAATATAATAGACATACCTGCTGAGGATGCCACTAGAGAATGGATTGAGTTTGAAGATACTAGTGAAGCTGAAGATTTGATTGATAAACTTAATGAATTAAATGCCCAACCAGCATTCCAAAAGATGATTGAGTATGAAAGGTTGACTGGTGATGGGTTTATAAGTTTAGGATGTGAACAGGCTTCCAGCTTTGAGATAGATGAGCCCATTGAAGAAGGAACTTTGAGAGATATAGAATATTTACACCCATTTTCCAGGAAAAGAATGTTGGATGCATTATTAGATGATGACCCATTTTCTAAGACTTTTAACAAATTCCAGTACTATGAGCTTGAGCCCTTAGACTTTCAGGTTGGTAGCAGGTTAGTTCACTCAAGTAGAATATTACATTTACAAACCAGAGTTTTTGAAGGTGATGAGTGGGGAAGCCCACTTATGCAGGCACTTTATGAGCCCATAACAATTCTTGATAGCTTTGCCTGGTCATTAGGTCAAATTGCCTATGCTATGACCTTCAAAGTATTCAAGTCAGATAATATAAATATGGGAAATAGACAGGAAGCTAAAAATATTGCTAATGAACTTGAGAGCTTTTTCAATACTATGAGCTTAGCAGTAATAGGTAATGATGAAGAACTCACCCATGAAGGGCCAAGTGGAAGTTTGCCAAACCTTAAAGCTATGGCTGAATTCATATGGGATTTTCTTGCTGGTGCTGCCAGAATGCCCAAAAGCCACATGTTAGGGCAGCAACAAGGGACTGTTACTGGTGGAGAATATGACAGCTTGAATTATTATATGAGGATTTCAGGAATACAAGAAAACTACTTGCGACCATTACTTGAAAGATTGATTGATTTGCTATATAAGTCAAGTAATTCAGGTGTTGGTTCAGGTAGTGTTGAAGAGCCAGACTACACCCTTAAGTTTAAACCACTTTGGAAATTAGATAAGAAAACAGATGCTGAAATCAGAGAATTGTATTCCAAGATTGACAAAAAATACTATGAGATGAATGCTTTAAGTAGTGATGAGATAAGAGAAAAAAGGTTTGGTAGTGAAGGCTTTATGGATGAAATGGAAGTTGACTTGAATGATGAGCAAATTAAAGAATTAGCCAATGAAGTTCATAAGGCTGAACAGGAGGCAAAGGAAAATGGCCAAGCCACCAGGTAGTTTTCCAATGCACATAGCAAAAGATTATAAAGATAAACTTTTAAAAGAAGTTGTTTTACCCATGGAAACCAATACCTTGAAGATGTGGGATAAAAGATTGAAAGGTTTGGTAGAAAGGGCTGACTCAACTTCCAGTGAAGTGAAGATGGATGATATATCAGACAAGATAAGTAGAGCAATAAGAGAACTAAAAAGCATGTCAGGTTTGCCAGAAAGTAGAGTACAAGATATTGCCAAGGACAGTATAAACCAGACCAAAAAGTTTTCAATAAAGCAAGTTGACAATCAAATAAAAGCCATAGCTGGTGTCAAGCCACACTTGAGACACCCTGCAATGAAGACAGCAATCAAGACTGCCACCAAAGAAAATGTAAGGCTTATTAAGTCAATCCCAAGTAAATACTTTGATGATGTTGAAAGAGCTATAAATGAAGGTGTGATGAAGGGGCAAGGACTTAATAAAATAAAAGAAAATCTTTTACAGGCTGGTGCCAAGTCATCCAGCAAGGCATCACTTATAGCCAGAGACCAAGTTGGCAAGGTGATGAGCAGAGTAACAAGAGAAAGGCAAACCCAAGCAGGGGTGAAACACTATATATGGACAACAGTTGGTGATGGTAGAGTCAGACCAAGCCACCAAAGTTTTGCAGGCAATAGGTATTCATGGAAAGAAGGAAGCCCAGAAGGGCATCCTGGTGAACCAATCCAATGTAGGTGTATTGCCCTTCCAGATGAGAAGGAAGTTATGGAAAATTGGGGGCAAGGTGCTTCTAGTACTGCCACAACTTTAATGGCACCAGAGCAGATGGTTGATGATGCAGGTAATATAGACAATGAAGCAGTTGAACAACAGGTCAAGTCCATGACCTTTGAAGATGAATATAAATACAAGTTAGATGTTGCTGACTCTGCAAGTAATAAGAGGATAAAGATGGCCAAAGATTTAGACAACCCAACTGCCAAAAAGATAAAATATACAAATTTTGATACAGAGGATTATCACCTTGTAGATTATACAATTAAAAGAGGTAACACCACCTACAATGAATCAAGAAGGATACCAGATGACCTTATTAAACATATAGATGAATTCAATGATTTGCCAGATGGAAACTCTCAAGTTGATTATGTAGAGAATATAATCAAACCTAAAATTGATGAGCTTTCTGAGGACATAGCAACTTGGGATAGGGCAAAAGGTTATTCAAATTTAAAAAGGACTTTTGAAGATTATATTGAGATGGCAAAGAAAGATAGCACCTATCAAGTGAAACTAAGAGATATTGTGTTGAATAAAAAGAATGATATTGATGATATGAGTTCTTTGTTTGGAAAAAGAAGGGAATTTTCAATATCAGTTGACCCAGTAAGGAATTATGAAATTGACATCAAAAAGCTAAGGAAGGCTGAAAATATTTATAAAAGATATGCCAGTGAAAGTTTGGATTTTTCAACAGACAATCTTCAATTCCAATCTTTGCATTTCAGAGAACTTTCAGCTGGTTCAAGGGCTTCTGCTTATTCAAGTGGAACTTGGAATGGTATGATGAAGCTGCCCAGTGACTCTGGTGTCAAGACTATATTGCATGAAATGAGCCACATAACACATAGAAATTCTGGAAGTAAATTTGAAGATGCAGTTGACTACTTCTTTAAAAAGAGAACAAGAGGTGCAGAACTTACAGAGATATATCCAGAAATAAAAAACAACAATGAATTAGGTTACAATGTGTTTTTCAACCACTATGCAGGCAAGGTTTATGATTATGAAAAACAAGGTGCTGAAATTGTTGCTATGGGTGTTCCAGAAGTAATAGAAAAGCCAGTTGCCTTTAAGTCCATAGATAAAGAGCATTACAATCTTATGATTGCATTTCTGGAAGGGTTGTTTTAAATGAAAATAAAAGGTAAATTTGGTGATATAGATTTTGAAGTAGTTGAAGGTGAAAATGGTAGAATAGGTGTGAATTGTGAAGATGGTGGAATAAAGAATTATTTGCTTGGGGCAGCTGAAACAGTTTTTGACCCAAACACTTTAAGCATGGAAAGGTATTCTTTAAGGCAGGGGATATATGAAGCATATTTAGTTTTAGTTGACACCAAAAAGCAAGGCTTTCCAATAGAATTTAAAAAAGTGCCAAGTGAACTAATAACTAAGCCAAAAAATGATATTGGTGAGGTCAATTAATTAAAAAGGGTGATTTAATATAATGGCTGTGAATTGGAAGGATGAAGTTGAAACATTAAAAGAACTAATGAAAGCAGGAAAGTCCAACAAAGAGATTGCAGAATTTTATGGAATTTCCAAAAGTTACATTTCAACAGTCCTCTCAAGATTAAGAAAAAAGGATTTGCTTCCACTCAGAAATGAGATGGAAATCAAGTCCAAAGATTACACTGAGGATAAAAGGCAAAAGATGGAGATAAATTTCAAGGATAAAAAGAAAAAAGAGTTTGATTGGAAAAAGTTTTTGCATTCAGCAATAGACATGCAACAACAAAGAAAAGAAAAATCCATCAGCCAAGATGAAGCCAAGATTGAGATTACAACTGATTTTCCATTTGCCATAGCTTTCAGTAGTGATTGGCACTTAGGTGCTGAAGGGGTTGACTATACATCCTTTTTAAGGCATGTTGACTTGATAACTTCTGTGCCAAACTTGTTTGTAGGGATACTTGGTGACTTAGCAGACAACTTTGTTCAATCATCTAAGAAAGGTGGAATGTTATCTGCTTTGTTTCCACCTGGTGACCAACAAGATGTTATCAAGCAAATCTTTGAGGAGCTTGGCAGGAATGTCATTTTCAAAACCTCAGGCAACCATGATAACTGGTCATTTTTAGAAGCAGGAATTGACTTTGCAAAATACTTATATTCACAGACCAATGAAGCCCCATATCTTAGAGAGGGTGGTGGAATAGACTTGGTTGTGAATGATGAGATAGAATACAGAATTTATGCTAAACATAAATATAGATATAATTCCAGCTTCAACTTGACTCACAGTGTAAAGAGGATGTTTGAACAGGAAAGCCCTTTTGATGTTGGTGTATTAGCCCACCATCACACCCCAGCCATTGAACAAGTCAGTAGATGGTCAGGTAAATACCAAAGAGACATTGTTTGTATAAGAACTGGAACATATAAGATAGATGATAAATGGGCAAAAGAGCAAGGGTACATTGGTGCACAAATTGGTGTTCCAACAGTTGTATTCTTTCCAAATGAAAAAAGATTAATTCCATTCAGAAGGATTGAAGATGCAGTGGTGTTTCTTGAAACTATTGAAGGAAAGTGGAAAGATAAAGAATTTGATTCAAAATTTATTAAAAAATAGAAAGAAGTGATACAGATGGCTGGTGGTAAAAAGAACAGACCAGAAAACTCTTGGAATGGATATATTTATAATGCTAAAGGTGAAAGGGTTGATTTTTTAGAATTGGTCACAGATGGTGTAAAAACCATCAGCAATGAAGAGTATGGCATACACGAAGGCAAAGGGTTTACAACTAATAAGTACTGGCAAGGTGTGTCAGGTGATGATGTTAATAACATTGCCATAACTGCACCTGCTGATAAGTATTTGCATATTAAACTAACAACCCCTTTTACTACTGGCCAATATGGTAAATTACAAATACAAAGAGGTGCTTCAATTTCAGGAGGTACAACTGTAAATAATATCCCAAATAGAAATGGTGATGATGATGCTCAATTTGCTGAAGCAAGTTTAAAATATGATGTCACAATTGATACATCAGGTGAAGATATTTATAAACCTGACCCAATTTTGTTTGGTTCAGCAACTGAGCAAAAAACAGGGCCAATAGGTGTCAGACATGAGGATTTGGATTTAATTATTCAACCAGGTGATACAGCAGTGTTCATTCTTACAAACAACGCAGGTCAATCAGTAGATTTTATAGGAATAGGGCTTGTTTGGTATGAAGCTGATGAAGGATACACTGGGGGCTGATAATATTAATTGGTTTTGGTTGAATTTAATTTCAGGGGCTTTTGTTCTAATAATTTTAATAATATTTTGGAGGACTTGACATGGTAATAAGGTTTGAATTTAAATGTCCAGAATGTGGAAATGAATTTTTTGCTGACAACATCTATCCAAAATGTCCAAGATGTGGATATAAAGATAAGGATGAGGGAGGTGATAAGGCAGATGAAGACAGTCCAGAGGTATGAAGAAGCTGAAATATTAGACTATACAGAGGATGAAGATGATGGATTTTTGACAGTTGAATTGGCTGCTACTAGAGCAGGTGTGATGCCTTATTTTGATAATCAAACTGGTGAAGTAGTTATGGAGCTGAAGCCAGAGGATGAAATATTTTCAGATATTACAATGAACTCAATCAAGGGTGTTCCAATTACAGATAGACACCCACCAGTGATGTTGAATACTAAAAACTGGAAAGATTTTACCAAAGGAACTACACACCTCAACCCCAGAAAAGATGGTAATCTTTTAGTAATAGATGAAACACTTTTTGATGATGAACTTATAGCTTATGTTAAGTCAGGCAAAAAGGAACAAGTCAGCATAGGTTTTAGGGCTGAACTTGAAGAAAAATCTGGAACATATGATGGAAAAGAATATGACAGGATACAAAGAAATATAAGAATAAACCATGTTGCCCATGTAGAACAAGGCAGGGCAGGTGAAAAAGTAAAGGCAAGAATTGACTCAAAGAAGCCAGTTGGATATTCTATAAAGTTGGATGGCTATACACCACCCAATCCAGATAATTATGGCACAACCCAAGAGAATTGGGGTGACCCAACACCATCAATTGGTGGCTTGGGTGAGATGAGTGAAAGTGAAATAGAAGCAATTATGCCATTATATGCTTGGGTAGATAATGATGACCCAAGTGAAATAACCAATAAAAGTACAGATTTAAAGTTACCACACCACAATACAGATGGTGATGTAGTATGGAATGGTGTGGTTGCTGCAATGGCAGCTGTCAATGGAGCAAGAGGTGGTGTTGAAATACCTGATGGTGATTTACAAGATGTTTATGAGCACCTTGCTAATCACTATACAGATGATTTTGATGAAGAGCCACCAGAACTTGGTGACAGCAAGATGGAAATTAATTTAACAAAGGAGGGTGACAAAAGCATGGATAAGGAACTTATGGAAGTTAGTTTTGACAGTTATGAAGGACTTGATTTTGACAAGAAAGTTTGGATTGAAGATGGAACAAAAGATGAATTTGATAAGGTGATGGATGAAATAATGAATAGAAAAGATCGTGATGAGCCAGAGATTGAACTCACTGAAATTGAAATAGGTGATGAGACAATAAGGGTTGCAGAAGGTGATGCTGAAAAGATTAAGAACTTGATTGATAAAAAGGATGAACTTGAAGGCAAATTAGATAGCAAAAAAGATGAAGTTGACAACCTTGAAAGCAGAATTGATGAACTAGAGAATGAAAATCTTGAAGAAATTGTTCAAGACAGGCTTGACCTTATTGATACAGCCAGAGAATTTATTGACAGCTTTGATGCTTCTGGCAAAAGTGCTAAAGAAATTAAGGTTGAAGTCATTAAGAAGTTGGATGAGGACTTTGAAGCTGAAGAAAAATCTGATGAGTACATCAATGCAAGATTTGATGGTGCTGTTTCTACTCTTAGAAAATTGAAATCTGATAGTTATGGTGATAATAACTTGATGACCAAGAAAAGAAAAGACAAGAATGATGAGCTTTCTAAGAAAAAACAGGAAAGAAAAAATTTGAAGAAGTAAATAAACAATATAAGGAGGGTTAAAATAATGGCTAATAAGATGGACAAAGGAAAAGTAGTTGAAGCAAGAAGGTTTGAATCAATCTCTGGAGCAGCTGAAGGCACTATTGGATTTGGCAAAGGTGTCATGAGAGGAACTAATGACAGCCAATTTTTAGAATTTGATG